ACAAAGTTGCTCGTCATGCACACATCCTTTCCGACCGTGAAGGCCGAATCGGGTGGCCCGTGGAAGGGGCGTACAAATCGCACCTTCTCGGGACATAGCAATCGCAAGGAGTCCCTAACCTCATCGAATAATTCGAAAGGTAAAGGTCCTCGCAACGTGACGTTGTGAAACTTATATAGGTCAACATTCGTGTTAAACCTAAAGTTCAAGTACGCTGGACGAACGTCCAGACCACCGTACCAATCTGACCCGCATGATTCCCTGAACGGACCATGGATATAGGTCTTATCAGGGTTGCTCCGAAACCCGATGAACCTCAAAGACTCGAGGACCATCAAGGCATCGGACTGGCGCACAACAATGTCATCACCATAGACCTTAAAGTCAACAGGTGAATGGTTTAACACGCTAACTGCGTGGCAAACCGAGGCAAAGATGAGCGTTTGCAGCGGGAAACAGAAACCGTTCCCCATCGACACGAATTTATGGTACCTTTGCGAGGTGCCACGATACTCGTACCGATGAGATCTGGTCCGATCTAAAAGATCGAACCAGTCATAGGGTGGAAGGTCTCTCACCAATTCCAGACTCATCGAGTCGGAAGCGGCAGAGAGATCGATAGTGCAGTAGGGATTAAACCCTCCTAAACTACCGACGCGGGCCATCTCGGCGTTAACCGATTGGTCCGATAGATCGATACCGACCACCGATTTGAGTCGGCGACGAAGTATCTGATCGATGCCTTTTTGTAAATACCCATTTAACAACGGCTCAGTCGCAATCGACCGTAAGGTCTTATACGACTTAGGTACGAAACTTACGTTATTGTGTGATACCACCTCCACTCTAGCCATGACCCGACTACGAAAGGATTCGTAATCAGAACATACAGGTTCGTTCCCAAGAATAAGGGTTCGAAACTGCTCGTGTTGCCACAAGGCAGGAATAGAGTACGAGAGCGCCGATGGTGAGACGGACCAAACCTTTGCTAGGAGTTTCCTCCCAAGGTTTGTTAGATTCCCTCCCACTCTCACACTAGCCCCCGGTCCGAAGTCACAAAGATCATACATAGGAACAAGATTTGGGGCATCCCCTAAGACCTTGTGTATGTATTCGCGCATAGCCCCTAAAAGGGCTATGTTGCGATAACCATGCTTCCGCATCGCGCGGAAACGTTGGTTAATCCGCTTACAAGAGTGCTCGGCCGCAAGGAATTTCTTCCAAGCGGCCACCTCGGGATTGAAACCCCGAGACTCTTCCTCCGTAAAGGGATACTTCTTGATCAATGCGACAAACTGGCTCCATACGTAGAATCTTTCTACGCCCTCTGCAGCTGCAGGAGGAAAAGAGTCAATTAGCTTGAGGAGACCCGGCCAATTACGGCCACGAACGCAACCGCTGATGAGGCGGAAGCGCTCTGGGTCCCACCAATGCTTCGAACGGATAAGGAACTGAGACAACAACCGACCATGAATTTGATCGGCTGAGACTTTCAAAGGCATCACGCCTTTGTTGGTAGACTTCTTCATAGAAGACCTCAGAGTTGTGAGAATGTCTTGCCAACCATTGCCGACAGCTTTGGGTTTACTAGCCACCGTGAAGACCCGTTAACCCCTTTCTTAATATAGAAAGGTAGGGTTTCCACAATTCGATCTCCGAACGGATGACGACGGAAGTCTTCATCCGCATAGAAGATCAACCCATCTTCTCCGTTCGGTACGAAGAGATGGATGGCTACACGAAAAGCTTGCTTCCCAACCTGACCGAACATCTTACCCTTAATGATAGCATCGGCCGCGCGAATCGATTTAACATCGACAAGGCGGATGGATGTACCAATAAGGAGATCTTCATCAGGAAGGAGAATGAAAAGCTCAAACACGAGTTTGTTCGACATAATATGCTCACTAGAGTGTATAGGTTGAAAAGAGGAACGAAGTACTCGAAGGAGTACCATGGCCCCCCAGCTGATTAGGCTGGGGAGACAATCTCTCAACAAATTAACAATCGAGGGGGTCATAAATCCCCTCTAAAGTTATTGCACAATCTTGTGCTTGAAGACGAGATCGTCACCATTCGAGGAGATCAAAAGATCTCCAAGATCGTCACGGAGCGAATCGATATCCGCCTCCGCCATCCCGACCGGAATGCTAAATTCAGCATACCCGATGGCAGTGTAATCCACGCCACCGATAGTGACAGTTCGAGAGAACTTGGCACTTGATCGGGCTACACCCGGAAACGTCGCAGTCGG